GATGCCCCTGAATTGAGACATCTCGTACAACTCGGAAAGGGTGCAAATCCAAATGAAACAAAGAATGAACCCAATTATGAAGATTGGGGTGAAGAACACGCAAAACTCGATTACGTGGGTCTCATCGCATACACGGTCGCGGCTATAAACGAACTACGAGAAATGGTCGAAGATCTCGAAAACGCTTAAATTTTTCTTTTTACCATGCTCATAGAATGAGGCTGGTAAAATGAAATGCATTTACTTTTTAATAGAATCCATGGCCGCGAGTGCTAGAACGCCGGCAATAAAGAATAGGACAACATAGTTTGTCTCTGTGTCTTCCACTCGAGACCCACGGGGTGGTCTCTGAGACGGAGCACGCATCTGAGGAACACGCACTGGCGGTTCTTCATCGATGGGACAGTACCCTATCATTTATACTCTAGGTTTACAAATTTATTTCAACCGACTTCTTCTTTCGCCCCCGTTTACCCTTCGCACCCGCGGAGACTTTCACTTCCTTCACATCACTCTCATCTTCGTCGACGCCCTCTGAAGCCTCGACTATATCGGAGATGGCGTCATCATCGTCGTCATCTTGATCGACGTTTGGAATTGGTTCTGGTGCAGTCGTAGACATGGGTGGCGCTGGAGGCATCATGATGTTACCCATCAAACTGGAGATATCCACACCGGGACCCTTCATTTCGTATCGGTCGCCGGACGTAGATGGCTCGGCGCTCCTGGGTGTCGTATTCTTTACAGCGTCAACCATGTTCTGAACCAACGCTGGGTTTTGCTTGAGAATATCATTCATGTTAGGCATCACTGATTTGAACATACTGTTCGTCAAGTGGAACATCATTGCAGAACCACCGAGCATCATGATGAGCTTGACTTCTGGTGCTACGTGCATCTTTGTTCGGTATTTCACATACAGTTCTTCGAACACTTCATCGTAATCGTCCACATTCTCCATGACATTCTCGGACCAACCTTCCAGTTGAATTTCAAATGGATTATACTTTTTGTTAATAAACTCGAGACCCGTGACACACGCGATCAACATTCTCCGGCTAAATTTGATGGATTTATCTACGTCTATGCTGTATGTGATTCGCTTAACTTCCGTTCTGAGATCATCGATATTCGAATATACATTCAAACGCTTGTTCACGGTGAAACCCTTCTTTTCGAGGCGACCCAATTTATTCACCAAATCCGCCTTCTCTTCGTCTATAGACTTATACCCAGGCGATGGTCGTTCCTCTTCGGGTTGCATGGAGTAATCACCTTGCATATATGGCTGCTCTTCATCGTCTTGATCGTATTCATCATATTCAATGGGTTCATCCTGATATGGTGGTGGCGCGGCTTGTTTCGTTGGATTCGCAAAAGCATCTATATCTTCCTGAATATCAGCCTGCATCGGTTGGCGGGGAGCTGGTTTATAGACAGTAGGTCTCGGAATACTTCGCGCAGAGCGTGGACGAGGAACTTCGATCTCGATCTCATCCATGATTGCTTGTTCGTTATCGTCAAGCTTCATGATGTTCCCATGACTCCGATTGAGCACGATTTCTCCGTCCATTACTCTGTACTTTGAAACTATTCCAAATTCTTTAACGCACTTTATAATATAAAAAATATTGATTACATAATAATGAACTTCAACGCCACCAATCGCAATACACTCACAGCCATCGCTGTCGTATTTTGCACGTTGTCCGTCTTGATGTCTTTGAGACCAAGAAACAATAAAAGCTATTACCAGCCCAGACCAATCAATGTCGAGACCGATGTATCCGAGGAAGGATCGCTTTTTGACTTGGAACACAAAATTGAATGTGTCCCGGGTTCTGCGCAGTCCGCTTACTACACGAAGTCTTTGACTCCAGGTGGGATATGTGGCGACCAAGAATTTATCAAGAAGCGCGCCGATGCGAAAATCATCGGTGGAATAGGTGGATCTTTAATCTAAGGTATAATTAATGAACACGGTGAACGCGACGCGTCCAGCCTTACCAGATTTTGATTATGAATATCACACTATCAGCATCGATACGATCGGTCAAGATAGCAAAAATACATTCACAGTTCATCTGACGCAACCAATCGAAAACATAGTTCAAGCTCGACTCACCGCAGCGAGAATTGATGCCACGAATTCGAATGTGTGCCACATTTCAGTCGATGAATTGAATACGAATTATTCGCAAAGAACATCCAACACGTACGGTGGTCAATCGTCGATGACGCAGCTTAACCGTGGTTTCGGTACCATCATTCAGGCTGGAACGAACCCAATTATTTTTAGAGATGATTACGACGTCGATACGCAGTACATGACCCCGATTAGAAAAATTGACCGACTCACGTGCACATTGAGAAATGAGAACGGGAATACCATCACGAATGGCGCGGACAACTTTTTAATTTTCAAATTTGTTTGTAAAAACAAAAATCTACCATTCGCCGAATCAGGGCGCTAGACACATATATTTTTTACCTTTCGTTATATTATAAATGTCGACGGGAGTCGTGCAATTAATCGCAATTGGCGCTCAAGATCAACACATTATGGGTGAGCCAGAGATATCATTCTTCTCATCGACATTTAAACGACATTCAAATTTTTCACAATCAGTTGAAAAACAACTAATGCGCGGAAACATCGCGAACGGGTCCATGACATCTGTGAAATTTGAAAAAACAGGGGATTTACTTGGGTATGTATACATCGCAGCAGATGATAATACTAAAGCAGTAGACCCATCGGATTGGACTCAAATTATAGACAAAGTTGAGCTTTACATCGGAGGTCATCTAATAGATTCGCA